AAGAGTGCATATTAGTTATGACTTTAGATCAAATACACATAGAGGTCCTGAGGCAGAACCATACAAATTAAATGATGAACAAATGGAAATGGTTTTAAAATCCGCAAGAATATCCAGAGCATATATGGTAGGTGTTGACCATATTATATTTAAAAATAAACCATACCTATTAGAGATCAATGGTAGTCCAGGATCAGGCGCTGATTATGAAGGTTATAGTTATGAAGACTATTATGCTGACGCAGAGCCATCAGGTAGAATTGATGGTGAGACCATGATGTCAAATGTAATAGATTGGGTTTCAAATAGAGCACATTGGGACAGACAATCTTTTGCTGAATGTGGTTGGTTAGAAACTGTAGAATTAAATGACTTAGGAAAAGTCAGAGCAAAATTTGATACTGGTAATGGTTCTGAAGCATGTGCTTTACATGCAGACGAAATACTAGAATCAAAAGGTAATATTGTTAAATGGAAATATGATGGTAAGATTTACGAGAAACCTAAAAAAGGTGACAGTAAAGTTTACAGATCAAACGCAACAGACGAACCATCAGAGGTAAGACCTGTTGTGTTAATGGATATTACATTTAATGGTTTTACTTACAAAGATATTGAGGTTGGACTTGACCAAAGACCAAGATCAGCTTCAGATTTATTAATTAATAGAAACTTAATGCGACAGATGAATTTAAGTGTAAACCCTAATAGAACTTTCGTATTAAGTAGAAGACTAAGACCCATTGAAAAGTAGCATTGACTTTTTAGTCGTTTTGTGTTATTATATATAATAAAGGAGAAATATTATGTCAGACGTGAAAATACTTAGATTAACAACTGGTGAAGATGTAATTGCCAAAATAGAAAAAGATAGTGTAGGTAATTATACATTAGAAAAATCATTTGTTATTATACCTCACCAACCAGCACCAGGCAAACCTGTACAATTAATGATGAGTTTGTATATGCCTTATACTGAAGATGAAAAAGTTACAATTCCTGCTGATAAAGTCATCACAGCAGTAAAACCTAAAAAAGAAATATTAACATCATATCAACAAAATACAAGTAGAATACTAACACCTACTAATTCAGGTTTAATAACAGAAACTAAATTACCTAAATTAGATAAGTGATAACAGTTTACTTTGTACGAAACGGCTCAAAGATTAGAGTTGATGTGCCAATAGGTACAAACTTAATGCAGGCCGCTAAATTTTATTCTGAGGTAAGTATACCTGAGATACCAGCAACGTGTGGTGGTAGTTGTGCATGTGCAACGTGTCATGTGTACTTAGATGAAAGATGGCGAGATAAGTTAGGTAAAATAGATGAATCAACACCAGAGATTGATTTGTTAGAATATGAAAAAAATTTTAAAGATGGTGTAAGTAGATTGGCATGTCAAATTACTTTACAACCAGAACATGATGGATTGATAGTACACTTACAAAATAATGAACTTTTATAAATCAGTAATAGAACATAGAGGTAAACTTTTAGTTAGAGGTATACTAAACGGTAAAGAATATAGAGAACGTTTAGAATACAAACCTACTCTATATGCAATCACACAAGAAGATTCTAAATTTAAAACACTACATGGTCAAAATTTAAAACCAATTACCTTTAATGGTATTGCAAAAGCAAGAGAGTTTAAAAGAAGTTACAATACAGGTAATGCACCAATCTTTGGAATGGATCGTTATCAATATCAATATATTGCAGACGAATATCCAAATGATGTAGAATTTCACAAAGAACATATTAAAATATTTACATTAGATATTGAAACTGCCTGTGAAAATGGTTTTCCTGATGTAGAAAATCCTATTGAAGAAATACTTTGTATCACAGTTAAAAATCAATCTAACAAACAAATTATTACATGGGGTACTGGCGAGTTTAAAACTGATAGAACAGATGTGTCTTATATTAGATGTAAGTCAGAGAAGTCTTTGATTATGGAGTTTATGAAGTTTTGGATTAAGAATTATCCAGACGTAATAACAGGTTGGAATACTAAATTTTTTGATTTGCCTTATTTGTGTAATCGTATTACAATGTTAACAGATGAAAAAGTTATTAGACGTTTATCGCCTTGGAATTTAGTTGATAGAGAAAGTGTTGTTGTAAGAGGTAGACCTCAAACGTATTATGATCTATATGGTATCTGTATGTTAGATTACTTAGATTTATATAAGAAGTTTATACCTGCAAGACAAGAAAGTTATAAACTTGATTATATTGGTAAAGTTGAACTTGGCGAACAAAAAGATGATAACCCTTATGATACTTTTAAAGATTGGTATACAAAAGATTTTCAATCATTTGTTGATTACAATATACAAGACGTTGAGATTGTTGACAAGTTAGAAGATAAAATGAAATTAATTGAACTTGTACTAACAATGGCATATGAGGCTAAAGTAAATTACCAAGATGTCTTTTCACAAGTTAGAATGTGGGATACATTAATTTATAACTTTTTACGTAAAGAAAATATTGTTGTACCACCAAAAGAGGAAAATGTAAAAGACGATAAGTACGAAGGTGCATACGTAAAAGATCCATTAGTAGGTATGCACAAATGGATAGTTTCATTTGATATTAACTCTCTATATCCACACTTAATAATGCAGTATAATATTTCACCAGAAAAAATTATAGGCGTAAAATCAAATGGTATTTCAGTTAACAATTTACTGTATCAAAAATCTAAACTAGGTCATTTAAAAACTGAAGGTGCGTGTGTTACACCTAATGGTGCAATGTTTAAAACAGATAACTTAGGTTTTCTTCCACGTTTAATGCAGAAAATGTATAATGACAGAGTTACGTTTAGAACAAAAGAGTTTCAAGCAAAAAAACAATATAATGAAACTAAAGATAAAAAATTATTAAAAGATATATCTACATTTCATAATATACAATGGGCAAAGAAAATTGCATTAAACAGTGCCTATGGTGCAATTGGTAATCAGTATTTTAGATATTATGATGTAAGACAGGCTACAGCAATTACAAGTGCTGGTCAGTTTGTAATTCGTTTTATTGAAAACAAAGTTAATGAGTATATGAATACTATATTAAAAACGCATGATAAGATTGATTACATTGTGGCATCTGATACAGATTCAATTTATCTTTGTTTAGATAAGTTAGTTGAACAAATATGTAAAAATAAAACAAAAGAACAAACATTACGATTTATTAATAAAGTTGTTGATGGTAGAATACAACCATTCTTAGACAAGTGTTTTGAAGAACTTGCAGACTATACAAACGCAATGCAAAACAAAATGGTAATGAAACGAGAAGTTATTGCTGACAAAGGTATCTGGACTGCTAAAAAGAGATATATGTTAAATGTATTAGATGAAGAAGGTATTACATTTGACGAACCTAAATTAAAGATTATGGGTATTGAGGCAGTTAAATCTTCAACACCTGAAGTATGTAGAGGTAAAATTAAAGAGGCAATTAAACTTATAATGTCTAAACAAGAAACAGATTTACATAAGTTTATTGCAGATTTTAAAAAAGAATTTTTTGATTTAAAACCTGAACAAATATCTTTTCCTAGAAGTTGTAATAATATGAAAAAATATTATCACCCTAGTGATATATTCATTAAAGGCACACCAATTCACGTTAAAGGTTCACTAATTTACAATTTTAACATATCTCAAAAAAAATTAAAGTTTAAATATCCACTAATACAAGAGGGTGATAAAATTAAATTTATTAAATTAAAAGAAGCAAATCCATTTAAGTTTGATGTAATAAGTTATATTACCAAACTACCAAAAGAGTTTGAACTAGAAAAATATATTGACTATGAAACACAATTTGAAAAAACGTTTTTAGATCCAATGAGATTTATATTACAATCAATAGGCTGGAGTGCAGAACCTAAGGCAAGTTTAGAAAGTTTTTTTGCATGATAACTTCACTAATACTTTTATACTTAACTGTTTTTATATCTTTTAATTGGGGTCAAAGAATTGCAATGACAAGAATAGACAGTAAAATGTTTTTTATTATAATATTGACTATATGGATACTACTAAAAAATATAATGTAATATATGCAGACCCGCCTTGGTCTTTTAAGACTTATTCTAATAAGGGCAAAGATAGAAGTCCTGAAAAACATTATAGTGTTATGACGTTACAAGATATAAAAGATTTGCCTGTAAATAAAATTGCAAATGATAATTCAGTTTTATTAATGTG